CTTAGATTATGGCAGTCGAATATTGCGCCATGAGTTCCGTTTGATCCATCCCATAGTCCAAGGATGTATTTAGTTGGTTCGTTGCAGGATTGACAGTTCATATTTTGCCATCCGCCTCCCTTAACGCATTTCGAACCATCTCTAATAATTCCTCGTCAACAAATGACATTCTACATAAATAATATTCACACGCTTTCAACGCTCTGTACATTTCGCTTTTTGTTTCCGTCTTAATAATATACTGTCTTGGAACTTGGCTATCTAGTTCCGCTACTAAATTTCCGTATTGCTCGAAGTAATCTGTACGATTTTTTATATAACCGTCATGCAATCCCTTTAGATAGTCGGGAGTGTTTAAGTTAATCGCTTCCTTATTTTCTTTCATTCGGTTATTTTCTCCTTCCAAATCACCAATAATTCAGTGTCGTCATGAATATTTCCAATAATCTTGTATCCGCTAAAGTCAAACAGCGCAATTGGTGTATTTAATATTAAGTTGTTATAGCGAACTCTTTCTAAGTCACGGACCCACATAATACCTTTTTGAAACTCTATTCTTAATGGCCAATAACCTTTCTGAGTCAAGATATCATCCTCATAAATTTCCTTGCCATTATCGTCGAAAAATCCTGTGAACTGCCCGACTGTTTCAGGGATGACATCAAACCTATCTCGATAAACTTTTCCTATTTTATCCATGTAATCGTAAGTAATGAATGCGTCCTGCTTTATTTTGGTCAAATCACCGTCAATCAAGTGAAGTTCAATAAAGCCTACAACCCATTCCCCACCATCAACCCTTTTGCCGCGAAACTTAATTTCCCTCATCCTACTTCTTCATCCTTCACTTATTTATCAAATGTCCTAACACTTCAATTTAACTCCATTCAACCTTTGTGCCGTCGGAAAAAACATTCTTCAAGTCTGACATTTTGGCACAATCTTTTCTGCCCGAATAACCAAAGCTAATATTATCGTCGTACTCTTTAATCAGTGAATAAATTTCCTTGGCTTGCTTTCTGTCTATCTTTCCGCCACAATCCGTTTGGTATAAGAAATTAGCAACTTCTTCCGTTACTTCTTTTTGCTCTATAAGTTCCTCTGTGGTTGCGTTATACTTTTTAAAGAAATCCTGCCTATTGCTTCCGCTTAAAAACATAACCTCTGGTATATCCATTCTTACATAATGTTCACTAAATTTCTTACTAACCTTTTCAGCTACCACGTTCCTGAACCTATTGAAACCACCATACCCCATGTCGCAACTATGCCTTTTTGAACTTATTGTTATTCCCATGCTTACTTCCTCCTTCTCTTTATTTCTTTAATAATTAATACCCATCAAACTCAGGAAAACTATCATATTCCTCTTGCGTCATTTCCTCAGCCTGAATCATATATGGTCCGAAAACAACAATCGCAATAGCATCGTTAATATCTCCTACTATGGGTAATGATTTTAGGGATTTCTTAATTTTGGGTAAGTTGGACTTAATGTAATCCTGTTCCTCGTTTTCTCCGTTTTCGTTTAAATCCTCTTCGATTTCCACTATGCAATCATCTTCATTTGTTGTTATCGGACCGTAGCCGTGGTCCATATTGCACATTCTGTAGACTCTCATCTATACATCTCCTTCGCTTATTCCTAACGTAATCCTGCCTCAAATACCAGGTTAGCCATAATCCCTTCTGTAGCAAAATGATTAATATTATTCTTTATTATGAAATTTGGCGTGGCATACTTCGCATAACACAACAACGTCATTAAATGTCTCTCGACCGCGATTACTATAATTATTGTGATGTACATTCAGGACAGTTTCTTTACTGCAACACGTTCGGCATTTAAAACCTGCATCTTTCAATGCTTCTCCTTTAAAATGTAACCAATGAGAAGTCTGTAAGTATTCACCGTATGGCATACGGTTAAAAGCGTCAATCATCGCTAAGTATGATTCTTCAATAGAATGAAAGTCGCTACTGGCAATTATAACCTTATCATTCGGTCCAATAATTAAAGTCGGTTGCTCTTTTCTAGGTTTGTCTTTTATGGTTATAGACGCCAGATAACTTAACCACTTGCTTCCTCCATCTACAAAATCAGGAAAAGCGTTTGGTTTTTGCAAAAATGTTTCAAGGCTCCATTTGTAATCAAACAAATATTTATTATCGTTGATAACTGTTACATAATTATCAATTGCTTTTAATATCTCTTCCTTAGAGTAATCCTTAATTATTTTTCTTAGTATAAGTGGCGTTCTTTTTGAGTATTTACGATGAACAATTATTCCTTTTGAGTTCCAGTAATTAAGTATTTCTGTGGATAATTCATCATCCTTAACGCTCTCTTTAGAACTGTGAAGGGCTTTGTTATCCGTTCTTAATTTCCTGCGCTCAAGCCAGCTTTGGTCATATTCTTCCTGAGTTTTGGTTGGATAATCAATCGTCCTCATTTCCTTTTCATCTCCTCTTTATTTTGCATCCATTGACGATAGAAACAAAACGCTGCGTAATATAAAATACCTGAACCGAACATAGTAAACTCCATCACTTCTTTAGATGTCACTTCTTTTTCATCTCCTTATCTAAAACTCTTCTTACAATCTCAGATTTACTTATTCCTAATTTTTCAGCTAGTTTCTCCAACCATTCACGCTGTGTGTCTGTGATGGTCAAGTCAATCCTTTTCACTAAAACACCTCTTTTCTATACGTTAATTATACTACTTACTGTGTATGAATACAAGCAATAAAGACCCCGTATGTCCTATATTTAGGCATAAAAAATAATCCCCTCCATTCAATTAAGAACAGAAGGGATTATTCGGAAGGAAAATATTTTATTCCGTTGTAGTTGTTCGATTAATCAGAATCCCAACAATAGTAGCAACTGCAGCAACACCATTGGCGATAGCGTTAATGCTTTCGTTGGTTAATATTGATATCCCAAACGTGTCAGTCACCAATTTCACGGAACCTAAAATAGCTATTGCCAGTGCAGGTCTTCTAAGTCGTTCTAACATGTATACCTCCTAATATTTGCCCATCTTCATAGTTTTCGTGGGCTTCATTGGTTTAGTAGACTTACCCGGTTTAGCGGCCTTTGCTTCTTCTTTGGCAAGTTTAACGGTCGCTAAACCATGCCGTCGATTTTCAGAAGACATTCTTAATAGTTCTTTTTTGTGCTTAGTTTCGTTTTCTGTGCATTTTTTAGTGCCTTTCAAGTTATCACTCCCTTTAAAAATAAGTAGGCGACTCATTTAAAGCCGCCTTATATTATTGGCCTAATGGTTTTGTATGTGTGTCCTGTTGGCAATTCGCTAACTCTATCGAATGCCCACGCTGCCCATCCTTCCATTTTGGCTATATCAGCATCAGATTGATGTGAAGAAAATCCTATAACCCTAAAAATTTTACCTTTAAGATTTTTGTCATACTCATCAGATGCACCAATAACTCCAAGTGTATTGTATCCAACGTCTGGAGCTGTTGCATCCGCTACCAAAGAATCTGTTCTACCATTGAATTTAGTATGAAAATTAGCACCGTCATAAGAACAATACACAAAGTCAATGCTGCCATAATTAGCCGAGCTTCCGTTGCCTGAATGCCATACATCGTTAACGAAGTGTGCTGCTCCTATTAGATTACCTGACGTGTTACGAGACCCGACAGTATGAGGAACCTTGCTAGTAAGTACAGAAAAACCACTATATAAGTATTGTTGTTCTGGTGGTTCTGCATCATAAGAAAACACAATAAAGAACGCATAGTTTGCTGTTACGTTCCATGCATTTTCACTTGTCATATGATTAGTTCCATCAAATGAAGCTCCCCTATATGTCAGGAAATCTATGCCTGTAGGCTTGTCGGCTTCTGTTGCTTGATAAAATGTTGCTCCGACAGAACCAGTGTTAGTTATGCTTGCAATTGCTCCAAGGCTTACATTAGTAAAGTCAACATCTACTCGCCTAGTCAATGCCGTTGGTTGCCATGCTGTAGCCGTACCTAACAATATCTTTAGCTCTGTTATATTCGGCAGGTCAATTAAGTCCCTACCAAAGTCAGTAATGTCGGTTATGCCACCTAACGGGATAAATGTTCCATCGCTTAGTTTCACTTTTACTACCGTTTCGCCTGATAGTAAGGCCATTTTACCTATAGGAACGCTTGTTTGTTCAGTTGCTGTCTGAGGGTAATATATTCCAGCGAAACCGCTTCTCACCTATTTCACCACCTTAAGGAAATAGGCTGCCACGAATGACAGCCGTTATTATTAAACTAGGGGTCTTTTGTACCTATAGGTGTGCGTTGTGGGAAGTAGTGCCTGCTGTCCGTGAGTCCAAGCTGCCCAACCTTCTAGCCGTTCTATAGTATCGGCGGAAAGACCAGCACCTGCTACAAATCCTAATATTCTAAATATGCGAACATTTGAATAATCAACAGTAGCTGTATTCCAATCTGCGCATATTCTTGTGAGTGTTGTTTGTGCACCTGCCGGGTCTGATACTTGGGCTGTATTTACAGTAGTCCCACCATTTGATTTATTTGCAATGTTTACACCGTCATACTGCGCAAAGTGGAATCCAAAATTACCTGCTGTGTATCCGGTAGATGCCCCAGCTCTCCAAGAACCATTGAAGTGCGCTCCACCAATGGAATTTGCGGTTGAAGTATGTTCTCCGGTCGCATTGTCAAAACCCATACAATAACTAATATTACCATCTGGTGTGTGAACGTCTGATATTATCATTTTATTTTGACCAGTTGCAACGT